GATCAGCTTGGCAACAGCGGAAGTGCCTCCAAGGTGATCCAGTACGGCGATTGCTTCGGTGTTCATGCGGAACGCTATGCGATAATCGGAAGTTTATCGCAAGCGCAAAGTTGCGATAATCGCGATTGCTGCCGTGCGCGAGTTGCTGGCCGAGCGATTCTATGTTCGATAAAAATGCGATAATCGCAATTTAGGACTTGCGAGACTTCCGATAATCGCATACCAAGCCTCCATCAACACCGATGGAGGCACCAGTGCCCAAGCATCCCTGGAACTATCATAGCCACGTCACCGTCTGCTCTGAATGCGACGGTGCGGGCGTTGTCCACGCGCCCCGCCGCGCTACCATCAACGACCCGTATCCCGAAACCGGCTGCCAGTCCTGCGACGGCCCGCATGAACCGGAATGCCCGGTCTGTGGATATGGCCTCAAGGTGCAGGGCTATGACTGCCTCGCTTGCGATACCGCCGCCTCGCTCTACGAGAGCGAACTAATCGCGTTTGATGCCGACTCCTTTGCCCAGGCGCTTGGCCGTGCGGTGATCGCTGCCCGCGCAGATATGCTGGGGGAGGCCGCGTGATGAGCGCCCCCGACAAGTTCCTGACCGATCTGGCGGGTCTCACCGAGGCTGACAGTGTGCGGATCGAGTGGCGCGGCTACTTCGACGCGGACAACCGCTTCGAGGTTTCTATCGGCCAACTGGACAACACCATGCCCCATGGATGGCGGCAGGGATATGGCACCGGCGCGACCGTTGATGAAGCGATGGCCAAGGCCCGCGCTGACCTGATGGCCAGCCATGCGCAGGAGGCCGCATAATGGCCAGCAAGGTCCGCACCGAGGCCGCGATCCTCGCCAGCTTCACCGCCTTCCCGCCCGTGCCAATGCCGGTCAACGTGAAGGACGAGGCGCAGTTTCCCGAGATTGCGGAAGCTCTCCGTTACCTCGCCAGCAAGAGGGCCGGGAAGTGACCCGCGCCGTTCTTCTCTCCCTCGCTGCACTCATCATGGTTGCAGCCTTCGACCACGCCATGCGCGCCGATGCCGCGCGGCTCTGCGCCAATGACGCCACCGCTTACCAGGAGTGCAGCAAGTGACGATCATCTATCACCCCGAAGTCACCCAAGGCAGCGACGAATGGCTGGCCATGCGTTGCGGCCTGCTGACCGCCTCGGAAATGAAGCACGTTATCACCCCGACCCTCAAGGCGGCGAATAACGACAAGACCCGCGCACACCTCTACGAGCTGCTTGCCCAGCGTATCACGCGCTACGTCGAGCCGATGTATGTCAGCGACGATATGCTGCGCGGTGTCGAGGACGAGTTCTACGCCCGCCAAGCCTATTCCGAACACCATGCGCCAGTCGAGCAGGTCGGGTTCGTCACGAACGACCGCTGGGGCTTCACGATTGGCTACTCGCCCGATGGATTGGTGGGCAAGGATGGCTTGATCGAGATCAAGAGCCGCCGCCAGAAATACCAGGTTCAGACCATCATCGAGAACCTGACCGGCGGCACGATCCCGGCTGACTATGTGATGCAATGTCAGACCGGCTTGCTGGTTAGCGAGCGCGAGTGGCTGGACTTCATTTCCTACAGCGGCGGGCTGCCGATGGCTGTTGTCCGCGTCTGGCCAGATGATGCCGTGCAAGGCGCGATCATCGAAGCTGCCGCCGCGTTTGAGGCCAAGCTGGCCGAATGCCTTGAGATTTACCGTAGCGCGTCGGTTGGGCTGATCCCGACCGAGCGGCGGATTGAACAGGATATGTTTGTATGACGATTATTCGCGTCATTGATTTTGAGACGACCGGCACCGAACCACCAGCTGCCGAAGTGTGTGAAGTTGGCACCTGCGACCTCGATCTTGAAGCCCGCACAGTTCACGCGCCGCGCGCATGGCTTTGCGGTGTGAACTCGATGCCACCCGAGGTTCGCGCTATACACCACATCTCGCTGGCCGAATGTCGGAATGAGCAGCCGTTTGAAGCTGGTGACATGTTCCGCGACATGGATATTCAAGCGATTGCTGCGCACAACGCTGAGTTTGAGACAAAGTTCTTCGCTAGTCCGCTTCCGGTAATCTGCACCTACAAGTCCGCTTTACGGATTTGGCCTGACGCACCAAGCCACTCGAACGGCGCGCTGCGCTACTGGTTGCAGGATCAGGGCAAGATTGCGCCAGATCATGAACTTACCCAGCCATCCCACCGCGCCGGGCCAGATGCCTACGTGACGGCGCACATTCTATTGGCCCTCTTCGATGCAGGCGCGACGGGCAAGGATATGGTCGCATGGACGAAAGAGCCGCGGCTGCTTCCCCGCTGCCCGCTCGGCAAGTTTCGCGGCCAGCCTTGGTCGGAAGTTGAAGCCGGGTTCCTCGGATGGATGCTTCGCCAACCGACGATGGAAGAAGACCTGAAATGGAATGCGGCGCGCGAAATCGAACGCCGCGCCAATGGAGGAAAGTGACCATGAACGACATGACCGCCGTAATTGTCCCCAAGTCGGACCAGATCAACGCGGACGACCTGATTGCAGGCCCGCGCACCTTCACCATTGAAGGCGTGGCGATCAATCCCGGCACCGAACAGCCGGTCAACATCAAGCTGGTCGGTGAACCGCGCGTCTGGCGTCCCTGCAAGTCAATGAGCCGCGTTTTGGTCGCCGCATGGGGGCCGGATGCGAAGGTCTATTCAGGCCGCTCCCTGACCCTCTACCGCGACCCCAAAGTGAAGTGGGGCGGCATGGAAGTCGGTGGCATCCGTATCAGCCACATGAGCCACATCGAGCGCGATATGTTGCTGCAACTGACCGCGACAAAGGGCAAGCGCGCGCCGCACGTTATCAAGCCCCTGCTGGCCGAAGTCGCGCAGATGCCAAAGGCGAAGAACGATGCGTCCGACCCCGCGCGCAAGTGGGCCGACGCCTACATCGCAAAGGTGGGCGAGGCGCAGACCATCGAAGCGCTCAACGCCTTTGCCAACGAGAAGGCGGCAAGGCTGGCCGAACTCGAGGCCAAGCGCGGCGACCTTCACGTCGAATGCCTCCACGCGCTCGACAATCGCCGCGCGGCCCTCTCGTTCGAGCCGGAAGGCAAGCCCGACACCTACATGGGCGAAGGCTTCACCGATGATGAGGAGTTTGGCGAATGATCTGGATTGTCTCAATCGCCGCCGCCGCATCGACTGGCTGGGCGCTGTATCTTTACGCCGTGAACCGGACGTTGGACCGCGATTTGTGCGACATGGCGCGGGCGCATCGGACCATGATGGAACGCTTTAACCGGACCAGCGAGGTCTATGTTGAAGCCTGCGATGCGCTGCAAGCCCTTCGCCGCAATTGCTACGTCACGAACGAACGCGGCCATCGTGTTCGCTATCGCAACGCCAGCCCCGAAGTGCGGGCGAAGGCTGAGGGGATCGTGAAATGACGATGCAATGGCTGTTGAGCGCGATAGAGATGGGCGCGCATGGTTTTTTTGCCGACAAGGCAATCCTGACCCCCGACATGGCGCGCGAACTGCTCGACCGTAACCCGGCAAACCGTTCAATCGTTCGGAGCCGCGTGGAAACCTATGCGAACGATATGCGCGCTGGGCGCTGGGCATTCAACGGCGAGCCGATCATCGTCTCGAACGATGGCCGGATTACCAACGGACAGCATCGCTGCGCGGCGGTAATCGCGTCTGGCGTTTCCATTGAAACGGCGTTTTTCTTCGGCGTCGATTACGAAACGCGCCAGACCACAGACCAGTTGCGCCCGAAACAGGCAGGCGATTACGAGGCGATGAAGGGCACACCGAACGCAATGGGTTGCGCAGCCATTGCCAAGATGGCGATTGCCTACGATGCAAATCGGTCTGTTGATAAGGCTGGCATAACGCCTGCCGAAACCATGGAATATATCGACGCCAATCGGGCCGAGATTGAGCGCGCCGCAAGTTACGCTCATGCCCGCGCGACAAAGCTGCGCAACATTGCATCGCCTGCGATTATTGGCTTTTGCCACTTCTTGACGCGCCGGGTCCATGTCGAAGCCTCGGACGAATATATTTCCCAAATCGTGACCGGCGCGGGCCTTGAAAGCGGAGACCCAGCGATGGTCGTCCGCAACCGGCTCATTGGGATGGGCAAGGCAACGCGCGCGATCAAGGCTGAAATCATCCTGCACGGATGGAACGCTTATCGTCGAGGATTGAAGCGCACGATTGCTAAGTCGGTCGGCCACCTTCCTGACCTTATCTAACACATTCCACAAGGGAGCCGGGGTTGCCTAACAAGCGCCCCGGTAGAGATTATGACACCCGCAACGATCCGTCAGAGCAGCAACAATGGCACGGCACACCCGCCGCTCCCGAAGCCCCCGAGCATGGCCGAATGGCTGCGCAGGAACGAACGCCCGTCTGTGTGGGCGCGGGTATGGGGGAAGCGCGCTTGATCGACCTAGACGCCATCCGCGCCGTTGCAACTCGCGTTGAGGTAATTGGCCGCGCAACCTTGATCCAAGCGGATTGCCGGGACATTCTGCCGACGCTGCCTAAGGTGGATGCGATGCTGACGGACCCGCCGTATGGGATCAACTGGAAGCCCCGCATCAACCACAAAGACCAGCCTTGGGTTGATGTGATCGACTTTGACATTCGCACCATGCTCGTGGGGCGCTTTAATCTCGTATGGGGCGGCCAGTATTTCAGTGACGTCCTGCCTCCTCGGGAGGGCTGGCTAACGTGGGTCAAGCGCCCGATTGAGTGCGACTTCTCCAACGATAATCGCAGCTACGCCAGCACCGAACTTGCATGGCGCGATTGGGGAAAGCCGCGCTTCATTGCCCATGTTTGGGACGGTGGGATGCGGGCCGGTGACGCTGATAACCGGACATTTTGCCACCCTTCGCAAAAGCCGATTGAGGTGATGCGCTGGTGTGTGCGGCAATTGCCGGACGACGCCCAAACCATCCTAGACCCCTTCATGGGCAGCGGCACAACCGGCGTTGCAGCGGTTCAAATGGGTCGCGACTTCATCGGCATAGAAAGGGAAGAGCGCTACTTTGAGATAGCTTGCCGCAGGATTGAAGAAGCCCAACGTCAGGGTGATATGTTCATTGATGGAGCCGCCGCGTGAACCTCACCGAAACCCTCTCAGAAGCCCTTGAACGCATCATAGCGCTACTTGAGCCTGTCACCCACGGATGGGCGGTTGAAGCGCGGGCGATTGCTATGAACGCACTGGCAGAGGTTAATGCGGAGATGTTGCGGTGACTATCTGG